TAGCGTTAATTACATTCCAAGATCATTTGCCTGGATAGATCCACTGAAAGAAATGCAAGCCAATGTAGTAGGTCTGCAAAATGGCATTATTTCTTACTCAGATATTGTTAGTAGCTATGGAAAAGATGTTGAAGAAACATTTGAACAACATGCAAAAGAACAAGAATTAGCCAAATTATATGGCATTAGCACTGCTTTCCAGCCTTTTGGTAATAAAGCACCAGTTCCAGCTGAAGTAGAAGGAGAAGCTGAAAATGAAGAATAAAGAAGTTCAAGAGGTAGAAATACCAAATGAAAAACATCCATTAACTAGCGAGGTTAAAAATATGGAAATTGAAAACAATGAACATATCCTTGACGAAGTAGCAGCTGAAGAAATATTAGCTGTTGAAACAGTAGAGGATGTGGTTGTAGAAGAAGAAATTAATGTAGATGGAAATGATAGATTATTTAGCAATGAAATTGCTTACAGAACAATAGACCTATCAAGAGCTAAATATATTGATGAAGATAATAGACGCGTCCGTATTTCAGTCTCAAGTGAAAGTGAAGTGCTGCGCGATTTTGGCTTAGAAGTTTTAAGCCATAAAGCTGAAGATATAGATATGTCATTTATAGCCTCAGGCAATGCTCCACTACTTGCGAATCATAGAATGGATGAGCAGATTGGGATTGTTGAAGAATTTAAACTTGATGAGACTGCTAAGAGGACAACAGCAGTAGTCAGATTTGGGCAATCTGATTTAGCCACTCAAGCATGGTTAGACGTAAAAAGCGGTATAAAGAAAAATATCTCCGTTGGTTACAAAATTAACACACTAGAACGATCAAACAACGACATTATCGGAGATCATTACAGAGCATCATGGATGCCAATGGAAGCCAGCTTAGTTGCAATAGGGGCAGATTTATCGGTAGGTATTGGAAGGTCAAAATCAAAAACAAACAAAAAGGTAAAAATTAAAATGGAAGAAAAAAAAGAAATTAACCTTGATGAAGTAAGATCCCAAAGTGCGGATGATGCTAGAAAAGAAATGGCTAAAAACTCAAAAGAGATTTTAGATCTAGCTGCTAAACACAACAAAAGAGATCTTGGTAATCAAGCAATAGGAAATGGATCAAGTGTTGAAGAATTTAGAGGAACATTACTAAATGAAATTGGTAATTCACAACCTTTAGAAACTCCTGCAAATATTGGCTTAACAGAAAAAGAAACTAAAAGGTTCTCAATTCTAAAAGCAGTAAATGCTATGGCTAATCCAACTGATAGACGTGCGCAAGAGGATGCTGCATTTGAATTTGAATGTTCAGCTGCTGCTGCGGATGTGCAAGGTAGAACAGCACAAGGCGTAATGCTTCCTGCTGAGATTATGTCTCAATGGGGAAATAGAGGAATGACAATGGGTAATGAAGGTGATCTTTCAGGTGAAGATTTCAGACCTCAAGACTTTATAGATGTTCTAAGAGCTAATTCAAGCATCATGTCAGCAGGCGCGACCATGCTTCGTGGATTAACAGGTGATGTGAAAATACCGAAGAAATTAACTGCTTCAGCCGCTGCTTTTGTAGCTACTGAAGGTGGTGCGGTTGCTAACCAGACTCCTACTATTGGAAATATTAGTCTTACTCCCCGCACATTAGGAGCATTTGTAGATACAACTCGCCAACTTATGATTCAATCTTCATTAGATGTTGAAAATCTAATTAGAGACGATCTAACTAAGGCTATAGCAATTCATATCGACAATGTAGCTATTAGCGGTTCTGGTAATAATGGAAACCCAAAAGGCATTTTAAATACAACTGGAATTAACTCTGCCGCAGCTTTTGCAGCAGCAGCTTCTCCAACTTATTTAGAAATGCTTGGAATGGAATCTTTAGTTGCTGCCGACAATGCTCTGCTTGGTGATTTAAGTTACATAGTAAATCCTACAAATATGGGAAATATGAAAGGAACTCCAAAAGTAGCAGGAACATCTAGCTTTGTCGCAGAAGGTGGTCAAATAAATGGATATAACGCAATAGTTTCAACACAAATTGATGCTAATAAATATTTATTTGGTAACTTCTCAGACTTCCTAGTTGGCTTCTTTGGAACGCTTGATATTGTTGTAGATCCATATAGCTTATCTTCAACTGGTAGTGTCAGAATCGTGGCATTAAATTCAGTAGATATGGCCGTAAGACACCCAGTATCATTCTGTAAAGCTGGTTAATTAATGGTGATGACAACCAATAATGGGAATGGTGGCAGCAATGCCACCATCACTAATATGAAAAAATATGTAGTAATAAAAGATACAGTTCTAGATTCAGAAACAGTCTACGTTGGCGATATAGTAGAAATTGTTGAGTCTGTTGGTAATGAGCTTGTCTACTATGGCAAAGTTGAAGAATATAATGGCAAAGGATCTAAGAAATCAGATAGATCTGAAGGCCTTAAAAGTTCAGAAACTAAACCAATGAAAACTAGAGCTGATAAGTAATTATGGCTCTTGAAAGTGCAGCAGATTTCAGATCTTATACCAATCCAGGTATAGGTGGCGTGTCTGCTACATTTTTAGAGATCCAGAATAATTTAAGCGGTAACACGTCAATAATTAACATAATAATTGACCAAGAATATTTTAATATACAAGGTAATAGCGTTGGCGTAGATGGCTACCAGCCAAGAGCAATGATAAGCATTTTAGATGCACCATATATAAGTATTGATGATAAATTAACAGTACATGCGGTTACGACAAATAAAGGGAGCCAATTAACTCCAGAGACTGTATTTAAGGTTGTCTCAGCTGAGAATGACAATCTAGGAATGGTTAATCTTGTTTTGGCTGAATTTGCATGAGTTTATACGAGCTAGAAACCGAAGAAGATATGGACTCTTATTTAGATACAGAATTTGGTCATGGAATACAGGCCACTTATGTAAATAGCAATAATGCTAGTGCTGTAATTAATATTATTTTAAATAATGAATTTTTAGAAAATGATGCAGGTGTTGGAATAGAAGGAACTCAACCCATTGCCTATTGTAGATCTATAGATCTACCAAGTATTGCATTTGGCAATCAATTAAATGTAACAGCGGTAAAGGATGTTGATGGAAATATATTAAGTCCTGCTCAAAATTATACAGTTGTAAGCATTCAATCAGATAGAACTGGATTTACTTCTTTAGAGTTGGAGAAAGCATAAATGGCTAACCACTTACGCACACAAATAAGAGATCAGATTAAAACAACATTGACTGGCCTTACAACCACTGGAAATAGGGTTACTGATTCCAGAGTATATCCAATAGCAAGCAACGGCACACCAGCTCTTGTTATTTATACAAAAGAAGAAACATCCATGCCCTTAGACATGGGAACTAACACCACAAGAATTATAGATAGAAATTTAACAGTAGCAGTAGAAATCTATGTAAAAGCTACTGCAAATTTTGATACTACTCTCGATACTATCTGCAAAGAAATCGAGATGGCAATATATGCAGATCCAACATTAAACGGATTGGTTCAGGACTGCTATTTGGAAACAACTAGTATTGAATTTAATGCAGAAGGTGAAGCTCCAGTTGCTTTTGCAACTTTGGATCTTTTAACAAACTATATGAATTTGGCTACCACGCCTGATTCAACAACAGGAACTTAATATGAAATTAACAAAAAATGGAATTTATGTCATAGCTCACCCAGCGTGTGTTGAGAGCATGAAAAACATGGGGTGGAAAGAAGAAGCACTCCAAGAAAATAAATCTTCTTCAAAAACTATAAAAAAAATAGAGGTATAAAGAATGGCGATACAAAAAGGAAACGCTGGGATTATTAAAATAGGATCAAATGCTTTTGGCGAGATGAGATCTTATTCTATCGAGCATAACAGTGAAACAATAGAAAGCTCAAAAATGGGATCTACTTTTAAAACTTACGAAACAGGCTTAACAGATTTTACAGCCAGTATTGAAGGTTATTGGGATGAAGATGATGCAGTGCAAAGTGCAATGACTGCTGGTGTTCTTGTAACTTTAATCTTTTTCCCTGAAGGAGATGCAAGTAATGCAACCAGATATACAGGTGATGCAATAGTAACTGGAATATCAAGATCTGCTTCACATGATGGATTGGTTGAGTGTTCATTTAGCGTACAAGGTACGTCAGCACTAACAACTACAACTTCATAATATGAACGCTATAGAGAGAGCAAAGGGACACTTTGCGGAGCAGGAGATAAAAATTATTGAAGTGCCTGAATGGGCAGATGAGCATGGAAAACCATTAACGATATATGCGAAGCCATTAACTCTAGCTGAAACTAGCAAACTCTACAAAATGAGTAAGCAGGATAATTTAGAGATGATGGCTTATGTATTAATTTACAAGGCCTTAGACGAGGGCATGGAAAAAATGTTTAGTCTAAGCGATAAACAAGACTTACTAAATAATGTAGATCGTGAAGTGTTAGTTGCCGTTGCTCAACAAATTATGGGTGAAGAACCTATTGAGGAAACAAAAAAAAACTAACAAAGGACGCTAGTTTGTTTATGCAATATGCACTAGCAGAAAAACTTGGTAAAACTCATAAGGAGATTCAAGAAATTAGCGTCCAAGAATTCCAAACGTGGATTGCTTATTTAGAAATATGCGAGGATAAAAGAAAAAGTGGCTAAGAAGAAAATTAATTTTATACTAGGTGCAGTAAACAATACCAAAAAGTCTTTTGATGTTGTAACCAGTGGACTTGGAAAAATGGCTGGCGTTGCTGGCAGTGCAACCAAAGGCGTTGCCGCTGTTGGTTTGGCAGCCGCTGGAACGGCTACTGCTCTTGCTGTTCTTGTTAACAAGTCTTTTGAATTTATTGATGCTATTGGTAAAACCGCCACTAGAACAGGTATAGCGACTGATACTATACAAGCCTTTCATTTAGCAGCTAGAGAATCAGGCACTAATATTGATGGTGCTAATAAAGCTCTTGAGAAATTTGCAAGAAGTATTGGAGATGCGCAAAGAGGTCTAAAGACCATGAAAGATATTTTCAAAGCTATTGGCGTTGAGCTTGAAACTACAGATGGTCATTTTAAATCAACAGATCAGTTGTTAGAAGAAGTAGCGATAGGTATTAGTAATCTTGGAAGTCAAACACAAAAAGCAACAGCTTTAGCTAATCTATTTGGCAGACAAGGTATTTTACTTACTGGTGCGCTTGAAGATTTAGCTGAAAAAGGTTTAGATAATTTTATTGAAAGAGCAGAGAGATTAGGTTTAATTCTTTCCACTAAAACAATAAGGCGTGTTGAGCAATTTAATGATGCTATTGGTGTTATAAAAATGCAAATTGGCTCTTTTGTTAATAATGTTTCTGCTAGCTTCTTACCAATTTTTGAAACAATGCAGGTTGTAATAGCCGAAAAAATTGAAAAAATAATTAAGAAATTTAAGGGTATGGATGGCGTAGCTGTTTTTGTGCAAAATAGCATAATTGAGTTTGCTGCAAAAAGTATAATTGCAGTAGGAAATTTTGGAGATACATTATTTAATATATTCCAAGCAGTACAAATTAAACTTTTAGGGTTAGAGTTTAGGTTTTTAGAATTATCAAAATCAATCCTAACTGGAATGAATATATTTGGAAGGTTTGATGGTGCAATAGCTAATCTAAACTCTAGCATGGGTGAAAACATAGTAGCTACTAATGCTGTAATGTTAAAAACTTCAGATTATGGTGAAAGAGCTGAAGCAGCTGCAAGTAAGTTAAGAGCTTGGAATATTACTGTTGAAGATTTGCGCGATAGTCAGGCTGCATTTACAAAAGCTCTAGAAGAAGCAAACAATGAACTAGATAGAGTAAGCCCAATTAATGCTTTTAAAGATCAATTAGCAGATGTGGGTAAGACTTTAGACTCTATAGCAGTAAATTCAATGAAGAAATTTGAAGATTCTATAGTTGAAGGATTAAAAACAGGAAAATTAGCATTTAAAGATTTTGCAGATTATGTAGTTGAGCAATTACTAAGAGTTGCAATTCAGCAACTTGTTATAGCTCAACTAATTGATCCATTTAGAACTTTTTTAAGCGGTTTTGATTTATTCTCAACACCTCCCACTCCTTCTGCAGTAAATGATTTTATGGATACCTTGCCAACAGGGGATACTTTTTTTAAATCTAATAATGAGGGTGGTGGTTATACAGGTCAGGGCGTTAGATCTGGTGGTTTAGATAATAAAGGCGGATTTCCAGCAATACTACATCCAAATGAAACAGTGGTAGATCATACAAAAGGTCAGTCTTTAGGTGGTGGATCTACAACAGTTAATTTTAATATTTCTACAGTTGATTCTGCTGGTTTTGATGACCTATTAC